TGACGTCGCGAGCTGGGGGCGGGCGATTAGCCGGCCGGAGGGGGATCTGAGGTGCTTCGTCGTTAAAGGCGGGAGCACTCGCTTCTTTGCACTTGATGAAATGCGCATGGCACTCTCGGCATCTTCTAAATTCGGTATCGACGGTTGCTGTGCAAACGGGTCGTCCTTCGAACCAGCCGGTCTGCTTTCGCGGATCGGCATTGATGCATGGATGTGAGACAGGCGCCGCAGGTGAGGCGCTTGGCGTGGGGGCGGGTTGTGAGGGTAGGACTGCATCACCGTTACAGCTGTAAGGCTGTGCGGCGGGTTTGGCCTCAAACTCGATCAGCACAGGGGGTCTATCCCATGCTGCGTCACCACTAGTCAAATAATCCTGGAATCTCGCAATGTCAACGGGGTCGAATTCAGTATTGAAAATGGCATGTTGCCAATTCAAATCATTTTCGTCACCACCAATCTGATAGTTGGTTTCACCTTCGAATGCTTCAGCAAGGCGGTCGTTCCATTGTCGGTCCTTTTGCAGTCTCTCGACAGCGCTGTCCTTGCCTGTGACCCAAGCATCCCAAATGGGTTGGGTTTGCCGCACAATCATGCGCATCCAGTCACCGACCAACAATGTTTTGGCATCGTTGACGAGTATTGAAGTGGCTTTCATGTGAGCAATAATGGGGGCGGGTAGGTCAGAGCAGGATGAGACGTGAAATTTGGAGAGTGTGCGGAGAGGGGAGCAGACATTCATGGTGCTTCCATTCCAGACGGCGGGGTTGTAGTGACGAGCGAGAAAGTCAACAGATTGGCCCCTTGTTCGCACAACGAACTTAAGGCTAAATCCCCAGAACTTAGCTGCCTGAATGGATTTGGCAGGGTTGAGGTTTCTCTGGACTGTGTCATCACCTGCAGCTAGACCGATATTCTTGTAGACTCCAGCATGGTTCATGTTGCTAGATGCTTGGAGGCAGCAGAAAAGAATAAAGGCAGCGCGGGCCGTATTAAGGGCGGATGTGTAAGGGTCTCCACTCGCTTGTGAGAATAGTTGTTCGTACCATAATCCTTTGCCAGCGTCAACAGCGTTGTTGTACGTCTGATCGTACCACAGATCAATCTCCTCATGGAGTGTTGGATCGAATGATGCGTGCAGAAAGGCTAAGTCAAATTCTCTAACAAGGTGGTTGACCGTTCCGTCCATTCGGGAAAAGTCTCCTAAAGCGATGTCGTCCGTGCGCTGGTCGCTGACATGTTCAGCAACGCGCTTGGCGACTTCAGAGGGGGGAATTCCGAACGAATACCATTTGGTCTTCTTCATCTTGCTGGCCAGAGGCAAGGAAATTCGGGAATTTTGTTGGCGTACTTTGTCAGGCATGACGGTGATATTTCTTGGGTCACCGGGTTTCATGTGGGCTTCCAATTTGAGAAAGCTTCGTGTCTTTTGCCCAGCCCAGGCAACATAACGGAGCCAATCGGCCCCTGTGATCCAGCTACTTTCTTCGTTGCCGATGCGTTGACTTGGTTTGGTCTGACGCTCATTGACCTGCTCATCACAGAACAGTTCTGCAATGGGTGGTCCGGTTTCGAGTTTGTACTGGTGAATGAAGCCATTGATCAACGTTTCGTGTTTTCGCGTCATTGCGGACGGCAATCCTTGCGGTTTTACGTCAATAATCCGGGTGTCGATGCTGTGTTGCATGTTTTCTCGGAGTTTGGAGGGGACGTAAGTGGCGCCAAGGATGCATCCATCAAAGAAGGGCACAAGAGCCACTTCCGGTGTTAGACCGTAGTCATCTGGCCGGAAGGTATAAACGAAATAGTTAGGTGATCGTGTGTAGGAGACAGCGCGTGAATGGTTGGTGCAGAGAGTGGCTCCTTGTATCATGAGGAGGAGCTGATCAGTCGTCCAGTCGTGTTTGCCGTAATACTGTGAGAACGTCGACGGGGAGATCATTTTCTTCTGAGCCAGATTCCAAGTGCGGATGACATTGTAGCCGCGGGAATCAAGAGTTGCCATTCGGGCCGTGTTGGCCACATTGTAGGTGTAAACGCGTGTTCCTGTAGTCTGGTCTATATGCGTCATTGAGCAGATTTTCGAATCCTTCTGAAGGTCATTGTCGGGGACGCTGATAACTGAAGGTTCAATTCTGCTAGGCAAAT